TATTCGTCTGCAACACCAGCTTGATCAACCGCACGGCGTGTGCCGGATACCGCAATTGTCTTACCGTTGATCTGAGTATAGTTACCCAACCGTGTACGATTAGGACCAGATACAGCAAATTTAGCACCAGTTGCAGGTGTTGCACCTGTGCCGCCAGAACCGTCAGCAGTTGGTGCGATAAAGTCTGTACCTTCACCAATGCGTGAATTGCCTGGAGCTTCCAGCTGGTCTGTCTGCCATTCATGGTAGATTGCTGTTGCTTTAGATTTGCCAATAGATGACATAAAAGGAGTTTCATCACGAGTAATCATCGTGATAAAGTTTGCTAGATCTTCCCGCTGGGAAACATCCTTGCCAGTACCACGGGCTGGGCCTTGTGGGCCACCAGTACCGCGTACACCAAGATTATTAGCCATTTTAAATATACCTCCGAGGTATTAAAGATTTAAAGAGCGTTCAGCAAGTCCTCTTAGAAATTCCATTTGATCTTCACTTGAAGAGTTAGGATCCATTGCTCGTGCCTTAACTGCTGAAGCTGCATCTTGCTTTTTGCGAGTTGTAGTTTTAGCTTTCTTAAGCGGAGCCTTTTTGGCAGGTGTATTCTTTCTTTTAACAGTACCTTTAGTAATATTTTGTTTTAGTCTACGATAATCATCAACAAACTTTACAATAATAGGGTCTGCAATTGAGTCTAGTACTTCTGGAGAAATACCTTCTTCAATAGCAAACTCACGAATTGCAACAGCTGTATCTTCATTAAAATCAGGAATCATACTAGGAATGGTTTCGTTAAAGTATTGGAGTTGTTCATTCCATTCTTTTTCATTCTGTTGATGTTCTGCTTTTTGAAGATTTTCTACTAGTTCTTCACGTTGATTACGTGCAGACCAATAGTTTTTTTGAGCTTGTTCTCGTTTGTCTTTTAGTTCGTTAACTTCATAAGTATCACCATTTCTACGAGCTTTATCAATTTGAGCTTCGATATCATGATACTCTTTAGAAAGAGCCTGTTCATTAGAGTACAGTATAGCAGCAGATGCCTTAGATAGGTTTTGAATTTCTCCAACCTTTTCTTGGTATTCTTCTTCTAACTGTTTTCTTGCATCACCAAGTTCACGACCCTTCTTAGACAGATGTTGTTCAGTAGAGTAACCCTTAATAAGATCACCAAAAGAAACTTCAGTATGTTCGCCATCAATTTTGACTACAACCTTAGCCTCCAAGTCCAAGTCATCGGTTGCAAATACATCAGGTTCATCGGTAGCGGATTCTTCATCAGCATCTTCATCTTCTGTATCTACTTCTTCAATCTCGTCTTCTTCTTCTTCATCTTCGTTATCGGCTTCTTCTGATGACTCTGGGTCTTCTTCATCAGTTTCTTCCGTGTCTAACTCAGGTACTTGCTCATCGGGTAGAGTATCTACGAACTCAGAGTTCGCTATGATGTCAGCCAGCAAAGCCTCTTCAGTTTGACTATTAACCTCTGCTGTAGGTTCATCCAATTGGGTAGAGTCTACGGGTGCTTCGGTATCGTTATCCATTTGCTACCTCCTTTTTAGGGGTTGCTTTTTTAGAATTCTGTACCTTAGTATAGCGTTCAACAAGTTCATAAAGGTTTACAAGCTTATCTGCATTAAGCTTAGCCTTACCAGCACTACGCATTGAATCGTATTCTAAGGTGTTAATCATTTCATTATAATTTGCAATAAGAGCATCAATATCAATTGGTCTCACTGTTGTCCTCCTTTAAGTGCGGAATGTTTTTTCCGTACATCTCAAAGTTCATCATTTTCTCCTTAACACTTCCTAGTGCCATAGCAGAACTGTAGAGAAACTCACGAGATTTGGTTTCATGTGGCTCCGTCTTGAGCCACTCAAGGAAAAAGTCAATTAAGACTTCACCGTATACTTCATCAAAGAATTCATCCCGTTCTCTTGCTGCAAAGTGCCCTTTAACGTGGGCTTGCCTAGCTAGTTCTTCGGGATGAATTTTATGACTTCCATATGACTTTTCGTTTCCCAGCTTCTTCTCAGCTGTCTTACGATACTTATCCATTATCTTAAGTTACAAGTGTGTTGTAAATAATTTCGCCTGATTGTGCAGCAGTCCCATGTGAAGTACTCACATTGACCAATGTTTGTGCACCATTGTTAAGGCCTGTTACAATTTTATAATCTTTGGCAGCGACTGTTTGATTAGACAAAACTGTCGAACCCGCTGTTGCTACATCAAAGGTTACGGTTGCATCACTATCGTTTGTTACCATAATAATACCGCCGCCAGACCCACCAGCTGTAGTTACAGTGCCCGATTGAGCAGCGCCTACGCCAGCGGCTGAAAGTGTTACTGTTGCCATTTTATATCATCTCCTGGGGTCCTTGTGGTCCCATCTCTGGTTGTGGCTGTGGTTGAGGTGGGCTTAGGATTTGCCGCGCTAACATAATGATCTGGTCATACCCAGGATGTTCTGGTAGCTCTGCACCTTCTTTGGTTGCTTTAATTTGAAGATCTGCCCATTCTTGGAAGTGCTTATCAATAGACACAGCAAGTTGCTTAGCGTTATCATCCATAGTGTTCTTAGTTTGAGCACCAGTATAAACAACGTTTGCTTCAGCTAGCGCAGCATCTGCTTCAACCTTACGCTGAGCAAGATTACGATCTGCTTGTGCAGATTGTTGTTGTGCTTGTATAGCTTGTGCAGCTTTTTCCTTAAAGTCTTCTGTATTGTAGTCTTCTAAAAAGTCATTACTATCAACATCCATTGCTTCTATAATTTTAGTTGCAAGAATAGCTGGAGCTTCTGGCTTAATAATCATACCAGCCCCTTGTTGATTAAGAGCAGGTAGGATCTCACCAGCAATACGACCATACTTTCCAATTAAAGAAGAATTAGAGTTTTCACCAATATCAAGTAAAACTTCTAAATCCATACTTGATGGAAGAGATTGCATATCAATAGACTTAAGTGCACCAGCAATATTATAATTAACATTACCTTTCATATTACTACGCATTGTAGAATAAATACCAGACAACAAGCGTTTAAATCCTGTTTCAGCAAACCTACGAGCAATGTGTTGAATACGTTTTTGTGCAGCTGATTGAACAGCAGATAGTTTCTGCTCTGAGTTACCTGATACATAAAGTGTATCATTAAGACCCTGAGCAGCCTTTGACATACCTGTAGCTTGTTCCTTAATAAGCTGCAAGTGTTCTAGAAGAGGCACAGTTCCTGTAGAAATAGTTTCAGGCGGTAACTGTTGAACAGCACCTACTGGGCTTCCATTAGTTGGTATAATTTGTTTAGGCTTCATGTTTTGCAATGCAGAGAAATCTACCACATTAGGATCAGCCAACTTAGGCGAATAGTTAGTGAGGTAGGTATTCTCTACAAAACCACGCAGGATGGCTGTCGATGCCAATGTAGAACTGCGTGTAAAGTCTGCCATTGACAATCCATAAAACTCAAACGGAATATCAATAGGTACAATAGAAGCCATCGGAATTTCATCACAGTCTTCTTCATAAAGAATATGAGATCCTGCTATAATAAAGTGTTTTAGCTCTGCAATACCATCCCCATCACGGTCAACGTGCATCCAACATTCTGTAACCGCTACTTCACGGTTTGCTTCTAGGGGTGTGGTTTCTTGCTGCAAGGACCCTTGAGTGTACTCTTGTCCTGTGACTTGTTTACGTGCTGCAATGTCTTGAGAATATTTTAGACTACCTGACCACGTATCATCCCCAAGTTCATCCCAGGCATCAATGCTGTCAGCCATTTCAGGATAGTATTTACGGATCTCTGAGCGTGTCATTTCTGTCTGCATACCAACAAAAGATGCTGTATCAATACATGTAGCATCTCTAGCAATTCGGAAGTTTTCCGGCGGCACTAACTCTATTTTAACACGAGACTTATTAATACGTTTTCGTATACGAACATCAACATACATAAGTTCTACGTTTTGTTCAGTTATAGAATCAGTTGATTGAAATTCATTTTCAAATTGCAAATCGCCAACAATCTCTACATCGTCTTCTGACAACAGTGTGTCAAGATTTGATTGGCTAATCTTTTCGTATTCTTCAAATACGTAATCGTAATCTTCAACATAGCCCCAACGACATACTGCATTTTTCCAAAGCAATGCTGCTTTCATCCACTGTTGAAGAAGCTCCCATCCATTGTTCTTTTTAAATAAACAATAGTTAGTAATGTCTGAAGCGTCTTTTGCTGCTTGAATTGCAGCAGGGGAACTATCCCAAGGCATAAACCTTGCTAGTCTTTTATTTGTAAGAAACAAATCAGAGAGTACAGCCGTATATGCTTCTACCACTTCTGTAGTAGAGGTATCTACAATAGTACTAACACCCTGTGGTGATAGGTGATAATCAGCAACACCAGCATACTCATAAGTCGCTTTTAGTCTTTCTCGTGCCAGTTCTGATGAGTTTAGCCAATCGCCAGTAGAGTTCTGAACACCAGACTCCACCATACTAATTAGCTGCTCATCACTAACAACTTCTTTGTAGCCAGCGGGTTCCATTAACGTTTCCCTCCGGTTCCAGAATAGATAGGCTTAGCCTTTTCTAAATCTTTAAGACTGTAAGAACCTGCCTTTGGCAAGGGTGCCTGGGGTTTCTTAGCGCCTTTTTGTTTATGTGTTTCTTGTACAAATCTAGACATTTTACCACTCCTGGGTTATTTACGATCTATGTCTTTTAACTTTTGCTGCAACCTTTTTAGGTTGTTTGCTAAATTGTTTTCCTGCTTTTGTAGCTTTTCTTTTAGCCCTAGTGGTAGCAGCGTGTTCTGCTGCTGAGAGACTTCCCACAGCTGAAGCTGGCATATAACGCTCTCCAGTTGCAAGCGGCCCTTGAGTAGAAGGTTTACCACTTCGTGTGCGCCACTTCTGAGAAGTCCATTTGCTTAGGCTCTTTTGTGACGGTTTCTTTGCCATTAGTCGCGGTAGCCCCCACCCTTTGCTTTATATTGCTTAGCAAGCATCTGGGCTTTACGCGCCGACCATTGGCCTGGACGACCGCCTTTACTACCCGCCTTAATTCTATTAAACAAGTTTTTACGCATTGTCGGTTTTGTGTAGTTACCCGCTTCATTTACTGCCATACCTCTACTCCATAAAATGCTTTTTAATCATGTCTAGTTTTTCTTGCCATTTAGCCATACACCCAAGCTCATGTTCGATTGCTTGGATAATATCACTGTGCTCCCCAATACCTGTTGGATTGCCTAGATACACCTCAATGTTGGCCTTGTGCTTAGCCACATGACCTTCAGCGTGTTTCTTAACTGCATCTAACAATATGTCCTCCATAACTACCACTTGACCTTGTTGGCCCAATAGGCTGCACTCAAAGGTCCACGAGCAATGTTCTTAGCATGACGGGCTTTAAAAGACTTACGTTTCATCTTCATACGTTTGGATTCACCTGCTTTAGGTTTTCCAGCTGTGCTTGCACCCTTCTCTCCAAACCTAATTAGTTTTTCCTTGCCCCCAGACCTTGCTAGGACTGCGTGGGATTTTTTGGGGTGGTTTGGTGTACGTTTTGGTTTGTTGTAACCGGAGAAGCGTTCTCCTGACTTTTCGATCGACATTCCATTTCTCCATTTAAATAACGAACACTTTTCCACCACACAACAGGGCTTTTGTATTCTTTAGGTCTTCGTTTTCTTTTTGGTTGTATATACGGGATATGTACCATTTTTTAATCCACTTAAATAGTAGTCTCTTATTTGATCAATTGTACGTCCACATCCAACACAATATTTATCTTTGTTGTCTAGTTTACAAATACCAACACATGGGCTACCCATTAGGTTGAAGCCCCGTTTAATATTTTACATTCATATGTAATTGTTCCCCAACTACCGTCTTGTGGTAGTTCTTCATGTAATATTTTAAACTCTATACACTCTTGTCTATCTTCAAACCACTGTATGTCTTGTTTAACACAAGTGGTTTCTACACAAGCTGTAAGTAATAGTGACCATATCATTTATGTTCATGCCCCATCCAAATTCCGAAAACACCTGTCATAACACCCATGACCACTGACACAAAGGCTGACTGAGCACCAGTCGGTTCTGGTAAAGCCATGAACCATTCGGCACATCTCCAAGACATAAGAGTAGACATAAGCATCATAAATCTAGGAAGTATCTTCCATTTAAGAAATGTTTCTACTGACATGGGGGTCTCCATAAAATAAAGTGGTGGTATACCGCTGCGTACCACCGGACGCATGAGGACAACGCGGATCTCTTAGACCCTTAAGGTCTTTATGTTCTATAAGGGGTATATAGATTAACACACAAAATAGTGCATAGATTAAATTACTATTTGGCTTCCACTAAGGGTTTGAGGCCTATTTATCCGTATATATAGTAGTATAGGATTATAACCAGTTAACCTCAGCTTGTTCTACAGTAGACATCTTTTGTTTCCATGAGACATTTGAAGTTCCCAATCTGTCCCAATGTGTACGTAATACCTCACAACCTATAGCTAATGCAATAACTGAATCGTCATAACAATTAGGTGCAGCCTCTGTTTTACCTGTATCTGTAGATATATAGTCCTTAAGTTCCTTGATTATTTGTACAGAGGGTATAAGTATCTCTTCATTTTCTATAAGATTCTTTAGGTTTGCTATAATAGCTGGTTTTGTAGCAGATGTAGTTCTAAACCCTAGCCTAACACCCTCTTCTGAAGACACATTAGCTATTTTAGTCTGCTTATATAGGTTTATGTAGCCTGTACTGTCTAGTTTCTGCAGGGTAGCAATACCCATACTGTTAGATTCTACAGCTAACAGGGCATTGTTATAGTAACGACCTAGATAAAACAATACTTCTCCCCACATACTAGGGTCAATCTTATTGTTCCTATAGTGTGCTACAACTTCATACCGCTTATTTAACACAACAGCAGCAGAGTAGTCTTGCCCCACACCTAGCGCTACGTCAGCAGCAACCACATAAGGTTCATTCCAATCAGGAAACTGATATATGTACAAGGAACCTTCTCTATTTTCATCAAACATCTTTGAGGCAGGGTCCCATTCAGACCTTCTCTCATATGACTGTGGTACTAGTGCGTCCAAACGCTCCAAGTTGAAGACGTTAGATCCTGACATAATAAACGCTTCGTCAGCTGTTGAGGGGTACTCTTGTTTGAACTTGAGTTCTCCACCTTCTGCAATCTTGAGTCTTCTCCAGTAGAGTTGTCCGTTGTCGAGTCCGTGTTTGTCTCGTAGTTTTTCTTCTTCAACTGTCAACTCCATGTTCTCTGGGGGTTCCCTAGTGTATTCTGGGGTTATATACCACGGTAGGAAGATAGGTAGGTATTCGTTCTCCCCCATCTCAGCACCCTTCCAGAGCCTATAGAACTCCCCCTGGGCACCATTAGCAGTAGACTCCAGGATAACTTCAGTACCATCAGCCTGTGAGATACCCTGGAAGAGACCTGCAAGGATCTTCTCATCATGTTGCCAAAAGGCTACCTCTGAGCAGTGGGCTATAGTCGGTGTAGTACCTCGACCAGCTTCTGGAGACCCCGCTGTATATAGTCGATAACTAGCAGTAGCTTCTTTATCAACCATAGCAGGACTGTTAATGATAATCTCTTTAGCGTTACTACGAAGTTCTTTGGGAGCAAGATCACCTTCCATATTACGGATAAGGTTCTTTGACATAGCGAATAGAGCATCAGACGTAGCCGAATCATGCGCCATGACAACTGATCTCGCATAGGGAGTGTAGTAACTCTTCCAGAAGACTCGTCCAGCGCAATAGGTAGAGATACCTTGCTGCCTAGCTTTGAGTATAATTGCCCTAACTTTACCAGTAGCATTCTTTTGTTCCTCTAGTTTTTCTGTAATTATTCTTTGAGCTTCGTTAAACTTAAAAGGTACGAACCCCCTGGATACGTCCTTAGTGACGATCTGTATTTGTTCTTCTGCAAACCTAGTAAAGTCCTCTTGATATCCTTTAATCCTAGACCTTCTCTGCTTTTCCTTGAGTAGTTTAGCTAGTTCTTTCTTGTTCATGTGTCTTGTGTCCTCTTGGTTGCCTTTGAGTAAGCCTGATTAAAGCAACAATATATATAGGTACCCACATTACTTTCAGACCCCCTACGTAGCCCCAGACAAGCTGTGGCCTCATGGTGGTATCCCAAGTACTCTCAGAGGTCTTAGAGGCTCTCAGTGGGCTTCTATGCGCTGTTAAACGTCCTTTTAGTATCTATAAGGGGTATATAGGACCCATTACTAAGACTATTACCCGATTGGGAGTACTGGGAGAGGTCTTAAAGGAACCTCTGGGACAATGCTCAATTGTATATACCCCTTATAGAAAAGGCTGTGGAAGTAACTCTATATACCTATATATACATAGAGTACTCATAGCACACATTGAGATCTATAAGAGCCAAACACTCGTTCCTCGGTTTGTCTTCACAGTGGATAAGTATCTTCTTATTCTAACACAGGAGCACTACATGACATATTATGTTGTCAACGGAGTCGTCTACTTCAACCACAAAGAAGCTCTAGCTGCTAAAGAGCGTTGAGTGTCCTTAGGGATACTCATCATCACTCATGGATTCAGAAAGGATCTGTCATGCGTATCACTAAACACGCTAAGTCTCGCCTGTCACAACGTGGAGGCACAGTCAAAGATATCATCAACACAGTCAACAACGGTGTCAAGATGGTCAATCGTACTGACTCTGCTAAGTTCACATTCATTGACAACTCTACTGGTATGTACGTTGTCACTAACTCAGAGGTTACTGTTGTAATCACTGTATTCTGGAAAGGTCAATAAGATGGTTGATGTACTGCTTGCTATCTGGGTATTTGCCACACTAACAGCTGTTGCTGGTCTTGTGGTGTTTCTTTCAATCCCGTTCATTATCATGATCAACGAATGGTTAGGGGACTAATATGGACAACACTATTATCGGTCTAGTGCTCACTCTCGTAGGGTTTGTGCTATCATTCCTTGCTGCTGTATCTGACTCACACGTATTCATAATTGCCATCTGTGGTATTATGACTATCACTGGTGTCATTACCTACTCATTGACACTTGTGGATTTCAGCAAATGATCACAGCAGTAATACTAATCTCTGTGTTTGTTTACACACTTCTCTTTCTGTGCCAGTGGGTCACTATTGGTAATGGACCTTGGATACTCAGAAACAAAGAGATTGTAACCATAGGTACTGTAGTATCAATCATAGTACTTATAGAATCTCTCAGATAACTATGGGGCCGCAGACCTCGTTCCTCGGCTGCGTCCTCGAATTGGATACATCCTTAGTAGTCTTGCCAGAGTGGATTAGCCTCAGCCACCAATTCAAACAAACGGCAGGATGTATCTTCATCATCACTACGTACTGCAGAACCACTGCAGATAATCTCTGAAACTCAGGCACAATAGCCTGTACCCTCTGTGTTGCAAACTACGACTAGCATATTGGAAAAGCGTCTAGCCTAGCAATAGGACACATGGTTACTGAATGAAAAAACGTGGAAGCTCGGTGAGAGCGTAGTGAACATCAAAAGAACCCAGAGCACGGTACAACTATAAGTATGGTGGGGCACATCGCAGAGTAAGACTCGGATGTTCAGTGCTGTATACAGTCAAGACGGGGAGAGAAGCGTCCCGTAGGCACCAATAAAGGTGAATACTAGCTAGTCGTGGTCTAATTACAGATCACGCATCTTCAACACAATTTTGTGTATTTTGCAAGGAAGGTAATATCCCATGCTTACAGAAGTTCGTAATTTCAAGATCACTGACGTAACTATCAACTATCCTAAGCTTGATAAACCTGTCAATCCATTTGGCGCTGAACAGTATGAGCTACAGATTGCTACTGCTGATGAAGCTAAAGTCAAAGAGCTTGAGGACAACTATATCAAGTTCCGTAGGAAAGATGGTGCACTGGTCAAAGATGCCGCTGGTATGTTCACTGCTAGCCTTAAGCGTAAAGCACACAAGGCAAACGGTGAGACCAATGGTAAGGTCCGTGTAGTCAATTCTGATCTTACACCAATGGAGCAAGTTACCACAATCGGTAATGGTTCCAAAGCTAACGTGATTGTCTTTCAATATCCTTATGACACTGCTGGTCGTAAAGGTGTTGCTAGCTCACTCACAGCTATCCAAGTTACTGACCTTGTAGTCTATGCCCCAACAGATGGTGTAGACTTTGAGGCTGTTGGATCAGTTGAGCCAGAAGAGCCTAAGGGTTCCGCTAGCGATCTGTTCTAGCATATACTTCCTGAGCATGAAGATAAACTGCTCTCATCATATTCAGATAGCGACTCTGGTGCTCGGTCTTAGTAACCTTGTAGCACTGGAGGCGCTTGTTATATTTATTATTGAGTCCCTTCGGGACACTTTATGTTCGCAGGGCTAAATAGTAGCCCGCCCTGCTCTATTGGAGTCTCGTACAAACAACAGAGATAGCCTTGGGAAACCTTGGGCTACTCTCGGATAATTTTAGTCAAACCGACAAAACGCATAGGAGTAAAATGAGTATATTCACAGAACCACATGCTCTCAAGGATTCCTTTGAAGCTAAAGTTTACACCCGTCTACTTGCTATTGCTGATGCAGAAAAAGCTAATGCTGATGACACTGGTGACGATGTAGACTGGACAATCTTTGAGTTTGCTGAAAAAAATGCAAGCTCGTGGGCAGGACACCACGAGAAAAGGATATGGAAATATGTCTAACGATAACGATGATGATATCAGAGCTACAGTATACAACACCGTAGAGTTTACTATGGTTGATAGAGTATCAGAAGAAGAAGTAATGGCAATCATGAATGCCGCAAAGAAACACCGTATAGAAACAGTCGTAAGTAAATCCAGACGTATTATCACTACACGTGCAGACTATGTAGACGAGGCTACAGGTGTACTTGCAGATGCATATGTAATTGATGGAGTTCGCCTAATCAAACACATTACAGAATACGAAATCGAAAAGGTGTAATACATGACCTTTGGATCTATTTATATCATCATCTTGCTACTCTTTATTGTGTTAAACATTCTAAAGTACATAGCAACGGAGAGATAACGATGGGTCCAATCAAACCAGTAAACCCAATTGCCCGTACCATGCTAACTAATCGGCAAGGCAAACAGGTTGTACAGTCAAAGAAGATTTACAACAGAAAGAAATCTAATGACACTTACAGAAAAGAAAATACAAAGAATGGTAGATAACTACCAATTCATGCAGACTTGTTTTACATGCTGGTGCAAAGTATCAGACAAAACAGTTGAAGAGCAAATGACTCAGTTGTATTACTTTCTGCGTGACCAAATGGAAGATGTTGAGCGTATCAACAGGCAAGAAGCCAGTGATGCTAGGCACCGACTAAATGGTTCAGGATACGCAGGAAAGGCTGGTCACTGATGGATCTATCTAATCAAGCTCTAGTAGTTATTCCTAAATCATGGGATGAAATATACGACTACATAAACGACCAAGAGCATCCAGCATACTCAACGGTTCTTGCCCTTATGGTACACAACTACACACTGCACAAATTCAGTGAAATGAGTGGATACCAATTCTCTGAATGGAAACAGGAGTATCTTAAAGATGTCAAACAAGATTGAAATTGACTTTCGCGCCACTGAATACATGGAAGCAACTGAAACCTTTAAACTTCCTTACAACCTATCTCATGAAGATATTGAAGAGATTGAGTCAAACGGATATGGTTATGCATGGATCACACTTAATGAAGAAGGGTCTCGCCTATTCATTCGTGGTGCAAGACAAGAAGACCTTATCAAAGAAGATCAGTGGAAAACTGAGCAAGGACTACACAGGTCTAACCTAATATTGCGGCAGTTCGATAACAACTATGATTTTGACTACGCACAAATAGTAGAACACAAGGGGCACCCTAGAATACCAGACGGTGTTGTCGTATATCTTGAGACAGGACAAGTCGATCTAGAGTGCTATGATATAGACTCAGAGATCAACCATTGGGAAGGTGTAGAATAATGTATATTGTCGCTTGGTCAATCAGAAAAATAATTGACAATAAACCAACTCTCGTAGATCACTGGCAAGTATCGGAAAACTACGAACATGCACTATCTATGTACAATGCAATCACACATGAAAACGATGATGTATATTGTGCGTCTGTCTCAGACATTGTAAACGGTACAGAACCACACTGGTATGATCCTGACTTTACAGAAGACGAGGGTCAACCCACTTGGGAACAAGAATGGCAGGACTTTGGTGAGGTGTATGATGACACTTAAACGTATCCATATCAACCAGCATGTTATCAGGGCTAATGCAAAGTCTGGTAATCGTAACCCTGTAATCACTGTCAAAACCAGTAAGTCTAACGAGTATGCACACGCTGTTCATATCATGGGCGGCAGTACAGTCGTATACAGTCCTGACAAACCACTATCCTGTGGCGCTAAGGTCTGGATAGAAACTAATGCAGAAGTGGTACTAGAACAATGAGCTACATACATGAAGTATATATCCCATGTGCAGTGGGTAGACAAACCTTTGAAGATGCCAAGACACTTCTAACTAATATTCATGGAGGCTGCACAGCATACAACGGTGTTGGTCACTGGAACAACGAGGGTACTAATACTGATGGTACTACTAACTCTGTCCAGATGCGTGAAGAAGTCTGGATTGTTCGTATTGTAACTGACGATCCCACATTCTCTGGTCTCAATCTAATTGAGGCTGAACTATTCAAACGTAACGAGAAATGTGTCATGTCAACCACTCAAGAAATATCAGTAAGGTTTAACTATGCTTGATAAACATGTATACATACGTAAAGACGGTGGAGAAACTTGGTGCTATGGTACTATTCAAGAAGATAGTAATTTCTCTGTTGTATGTGAAGACGAATACAACGATGGTATCTGGGCTGGTGATTTAGATTTCTACCCAGAAAACTGGGATCAAGTCTGTGAATATCTAGAAGAATACTATGACCCACACATTGAACAATTGGAGGCTTGCTAATGTTTGCTGAAGCACTCGTATGCCTTGCACTTAACATATATCATGAAGCCCGTGATCAACCGTTTATTGGACAAGTAGCAGTTGCTCAAGTGGTAATGAATCGTGTCCGTGATGACAGGTACCCTGACGATGTATGCGAAGTGGTCACTCAAGGCCCAACATATTCTTGGAAACCTGACTTTCCTGTTCGCCATCGCTGCCAGTTTAGTTGGTATTGTGACGGTAAATCGGACAAAACACCTGACGAAACAGCATGGGAACAAGCCCTAATAATCGCACAGGGAGTACATACAGGAAACCTTGATGACTTTGTTGAGGGTGCCACGCATTATCATGCAACCTATGTACTACCTGAATGGGCTGAAAGTAAGGTGCCTGTCGTGCAGATTGCTGAACATGTGTTTTATAGATGGGAGTAAAACAATGCCTTACATGATGATTGAATGGGAGTGGGAAGAAGCCTTTGATAAATTCGGATTTGGTGACGGTGATTCTTGGAATGGAACCCACATAGTTGCTAATGAAATCAATGACCTTGGTTATGTAACAGATTGTGACACATGGGGCATACATAATTATATGATTATGGATGTAAGAAAAGGACAGGAATCAGTTTATACAAACCCAGATGCCCAAATTGGTTACGACTCTCCTAGAGAATATTTACCAGACGACATAATCAACCACTTAGATAAAATGTTTACTGAGGATTGAGGAACATGAATATTGACATTGATAAAATGATTGAAACCATTGGATGGTTGCATGTTATTGTCGCTGTTTGGTTACTAGTGTAATGGATAACTACACAGCCGTTGGTATCGCTGAAGGATTTATAGAATCAGATAACGAAAACCAAACAATAGAAGCTTGGCAACATCTGATTAACACTGGACTCGCTTGGCAATTGCAAGGGTTCTTTGGTAGAACCGCAACACAACTAATTGAAGCTGGGGTGTGCCATGACTAAACAAGACTTTGAGTTTTTTGCTAAGTTTGCTGTAGACTACTCTCTACCAGATGAAGCTATCACAGAACTACTAGAGTTATTCAAAAAACGTAATGACCGATTCTGTTGGCAAATGTGGTGGACTCGTTACAACAAACTAAAGGCTATGTAATGGGCAAGATGAAAGACATAATGATAGAACTAGAAGAAATGGTTCAAGAAGAAGTAGCACAAGAATGGAATTTCTGTCAAGACTACGTTGATGAATCACGAGTCTACATTAGAACCCATACAATAGACTTAGTAAACTTTCAATTAAACGAACTAGGATTATCTATGGACGAAAAAGAAATAGAGTCTATGGTAGATAACTCGATTCACAACACATTTGTATAAGGAAAATTATGAAAATATCATTCGATGTATATACAAGACACCTAGATAAAGCTACAGAAGCATTTACAAAACTAGACACTGTTTGTAATGAAAGCCTTAGGATGAGCAAAGGTAAACGGTATAATTCAGACCTAATCCATTACAATGTCTATGGCTCTATAAGTACAGAAGAAATCGCAATCCTACACGATGCTTTCAAAGATGGCTTTGTAGACGATAGTGATGATGTGTAATGACTATAGAAGATGTATATGCTGAAGCCGATGGTAAAATCGCCATTGACTTTGGTGGTGAAGAAGTGCTTCTAACAGAAGAAGAAGCAATCACTCTTTATATCGATCTTGGATTTGTCCTTCAAGATCTTGATCAATCTCGTACAGTACAATAGAAAGTTTAAAGACATGCAAAAAATTATTGTAAACCCTATCGGACGACAGAACCTGCAATTCCGGCGCACTACAAACCAATACGGACCTAAGGGTTCTTTCTCTAGTAACCAAGGATACCTCTCTATCTCACGGTTACCTGCTGGAAGCCCTAACGGCACTGGTGGTAACTTCTGTAGTCGCCCTAAAGTATAACCAAAAATCCCTGGGTACACTTATGTGTGTACTCAGGGATCTTTTATTTATTTTCAGTAACCGACAAAACGCATATGCATCTTTTTTGGGTAACCGACAAAACGCATCAGTGTCGCGGGGCATTCGCTTCGGCACTTGCTTCATCTAAAAGTTCTTGCAGTTCCTCATCAGACAAGTCTTCAGCCTGTATCTCAACATTAGTTTGATCAACACGTGCAAGCTTTGGTGACTCAAATTCTGCAAGAGTCTTTGCAATATCAAGTGCAGTACTCATGTCATCTTTTTCTAATGCTTTAAACATCATTATCTTAAGGACATCCAAAGAAGTCATATCGTTTGTAGAGAGAACATCGTCTTTATATTTGCCCCATTCATAAATGGACATCTTAACAGCTTCTCTTGCTTCTTTATTAGCCTTGCGCGTAGCCACACCTTTCTTTTGTGCAGCCTTTGCAGATTCAGTTGTCCAAGCACCATTTAGGTTTTTGAGACTTTTTGGGTTAAAAGGCATTGTTTTCTCCATAAATTGTATATACCCCTTATAGGTATATCTTATGCCGCAGACAAGCTGCGTCATCAAAAAGGTATAATTCTATAAGGGGTATATAAAACAACATGAATTTTAATGAATATCAAACCAAAGCCATTACAACGGCTGTTTACCCAGAACATCAAGCACTTCCGTACTTGGCACTTGGACTGTCAGGAGAGGCTGCAGAGGTCGCAAACAAAGTGAAGAAGATTCTTCGTGGAGATTACGACAATGACCCAAAAAAAGCAGAAGAAGCCTTGGCATCTATATCTAAAGAACTTGGGGATACTCTTTGGTATCTCGCTGTTCTTGCCAACGAACTTGGAGATAGTCTTGATACTGTTGCTGCTGCTAATCTGGATAAACTAGCCTCACGTAAACAAGATGGAACCCTGAAAGGATCAGGAGATGAACGCTGATTACGAAAACCATGAACAATATATGAAAAGGATGAGTGCAGAAATGGATGCTAAATCCAGACAAGTTGGTGGTAACCACTACCAATTACCTATACAACCTATTGATTTCATTGTAAAAAATGATATACCATTCAGAGAAGCAAATGTTATTAAATATGTTGTAAGGCATAAAAGTAAAAACGGCAAGAAAGATCTTGAAAAAGCAATGCACTATTTGCAAATGCTAATAGAAGATTATGATGCCTGAATGGGTACAATACTGGCTTGTAGTCATGGTAACAATTAACACTACAGTAAACCTAATTGTATTCTTTAAAGGGAGAAAGTTTAAATCATGACAGAACTACACACATTCTGGGGGAATGGTCAATATTCTGACAGGAAATCCCACGTGTTCAAAGAATTGACAGGTTATTCAGTTCTTATGATTAAAGGAGAAACCGTAGTTGAAGATCGACTTATTGAAGGGCACTCAGAGCAATACGCAGAAGACTGTGCAGAAAACTGGGTGCTGGGTGTAATCCCATGAAATCAGATAGGGGAAAGGTTGATCATGTAACGGGTAAACCGTTTAAAAGGTTTAAATGTATTGAATGTGGTGTAGAAATACTAACCGTATCAATAGATAATGGGTATAAAGTCTGTCCTAAATGCGACATAAAGAAAGCAGAAAACAGTGGATGAAGAACTTAGTAAACAAGTAAAGAAAATCAGAAGGCGTAGGAAAATACTTGACCAATACAAAATAGCTAAAGGTTGTATTGATTGTGGGTATAACGAAAACCCCTATGCTCTTCAATGGGATCACAGAGATCCTACAGATAAACTATACACACCTCACAGGATGGCTTCTTGTAGTATCAAAAACATTATTAAAGAAGCCCGTAAATGCGACATTCGTTGCGCTAACTGTCACACAATCAGGTCAGTAAAAGAAAAACACTACCTAGAAAGAAAAGCTTATGAAACTAGTATATGATATTGAAACCGATGGTTTTGATGCAACAAAAGTATGGTGCCTTGTAGCACATAACTTAGATACTGGATCAACTTACAAATTCAGTGATTATGATAACTCAATCCCATCAATGGACGATGGTTGCGTTATGCTAAACAATGCAGAGGTTTTGATCGGTCATAACATTATCGGGTTTGATAATTTAGTTATGGAAAAACTGTATGGGTTGAAACTAAACGAAAAGAAAATATACGATACCTGGATTATGTCTCAGGTATTGCAATACAAAAGACCCCACAAGCACGGCCTTAAGGGTTGGGGTGAGCACCTCAACAATTCTAAAATTGAATTTGATGAGTGGGATAACTACTCTAAAGAAATGCTTAGGTACTGTGTACAAGACGTAAAGCTAAATGCAGATGTGTTCAACCACCTAATGGTAGAATACAAAAAGATTGCTGCTAAAAGACCAGCTATTAAAGAGGGTCTTCTGATTGAGCATGATACAGCCAAGTTTAATGCCCGTGTAAAGACTCGTGGTTGGAACTTTGATGTTGTAAAAGCAAAGAAGAACCTAAAAGATATGAATGTTCGTATGCTTGAGATTGAAAACACTCTTCACCCACAATTGGGTACGCATAAAGTATACATAGATAAAGTAGAAAAGTTTCCTAAGTTCAAAAAGAATGGAGACTACACAGCGGTAACTGCACGTTTGTTGTCTGACTTTTACAATAAAGAAATTAAAACAACCGACATACACGTTCACGCAGCAGGGGAACCCTTCCAACGTTTCACTGTTGAGCAGATCACTCTTGGTTCTATGGAGCTTGTTAAAGAGTGGTTGCTTACAATTGGATGGAAACCCGATGAATATAATCGTAAGAAAGTAGGCCGAGAGTGGGTTACTGTTGGTCCAAAGATTACTGATACATCTCTAGAGAAACTAGGGGATCTTGGTAAAATGATCAGCGAGTACTATACCCTTCGTAATAGAAGCTCTGTTATTAAGGGCTGGCTTGAGGTTCTTTCCAATGGTCGCATCCACGGTAACATGTGGACTATCGGTACTCAAACATTCCGATGTCGTCATGAAGTTATTGTAAACCTTCCAGGGGTGAATGCCCCGTGGGGTAAAGAACTAAGGGAACTGTTTATACCTGATGACAATTGGAAAGTTGTAGGTGCTGATAGTTCTGGTAACCAACTAAGGGGTCTGTGTCATTACGTAGGCAATGATGAGTTTACTAATGAAGTTATCTATGGTGATCAACATCAACGAAACGCTGATGCTCTTGGTTGCTCTCGCCCCATTGCTAAAAACTACCTATACGCATACTTGTTTGGCGCTGGTGATGCTAAGCTTGGTTCTATTCTAACTGGTAAGCCTAACGCTAATGCTGGTAAGAAGTCTCGTGAAGACTTTGCCAAAGGCATTAAAGGATTGGCAGAGCTAAAGAACAGACTGGGCGATGTATGGCGCAGTACTCAGTACGCTACAGGTGAAGGTTGGTTCCCTGGGCTTGATGGTCGTCCTGTGTTTGTCTCTGGTGAATACCAGGCCCTAAACTATCTTCTGCAAACAGCAGAGGGTATTACATGTAAGTCTGCACTTTCTTATGCTATGAATAAGATTGATGAAGAAGGACTACGTGCAGAGCCACGGCTGTTCTACCATGACGAGATCGCCTATGTAGCACATCCAGATGATGCTGATCGTGTTGGTGAAATCTTACAAGAGTCATTTAAAGAAGGACCAAAGATGTTTGGTGTAACTTGTATGGAAGGTGGAGATTATGTCATTGGCAGCAGTTATGCAGACGTACACTAATATAAAGGAAGTACCCTATGAACCATCAATTGAATATCCAGGGTACACCGTATCCTTCCACCCAAAACCAGATGGTATTGAACCGAGAGAATGGTTTGATGTATTGCGTTACCACTATACTGCAAACGGATATATCATTCTCCACCTACTCGCAGCAGTTGAATACGAAAGAGACCCCCTCAACCCCTACCCCTTAACTAATAAAGTAAAGGATTGGGGAGTTGAAGTAATCTACAGATGAAAGGAAAAGATAATGGCACTAGCACTAATTGATGCCGACTCTATCTACTTCAGGGCTGCTTATAGCAACTCTGATGAAGTAGAAATACGAAAGGTGATTGACTTCACCGTAAATGAATGCATGGCTTACGCCTTCTCAGAGCCTCATGAGTGCCGTGTAGCACTTAAAGGTAGGGGGAACTACCGGAAAGACCTTTACACCCCCTACAAGGCCTCCAGACCCGCCTTAACGGACGAAGTAAAGAAGTCCCTTAACTATGGTCACAACTATATGAAAGAAAAGTGGGGTGGTGTAGAAGCTGACGGGATGGAAGCAGATGATCTAGTATGTATATGGGCTTATGAAGCTCGTGAAATGGAACTAGACTTCCTGATTTGTGGTATTGATAAAGATCTTAAACAGATACCTGGTCATCACTATAACTACACTAAGAAAACCCATGAGTTTGTAGATGATGACAAGGCAAACATGAACTTGATGCTGCAATGTTTGACTGGTGATACTAGTGATAACATTCCAGGCATTAAAGGCATCGGTCCAAAGAAAGCTGAAAAGATCCTAGCAGGAGTACCAATGGGTCAACGCTGGGAAAAGGTTGTCGCTGCATGGAAAGAACATAATGCAGGTGATCCTTGGCTTAGTCGTAAACTACTTACTATGCTAACCACATGGGATGAACTAGAGGAGATACAAAAGAATGGAGGAGATGAGTCATTACTTCTCAATAAAACCTCTGAGTGCGAACAAGATGTGGAACCGAAGGGGGAAGACAACGTTCAAGTCAGCGGATTATCTGGAGTATCAGAACAACATTCGGGATGAACTAATAGGAACTGACTGGCCCTTTGGGGTTGGTCAGGTTACCTTTGATATAACAGCAGGTCTCTCAAATAGAGGAGCAGATCTGGATAATGTAATTAAACCAATATTAGACACATACCAAGGAGTGTATGAAGAATTCAATGACAATAAAGTTTACAACATCAAACTTGAAAAGCGAATTGTTAAACGAGGAGGAGAATTCCTTGACATCAGAGTACGAGAGTATGAAAGTGATCAAGCAGAAGAGACTCAACAAGAAACGAGAAGCGAGTTACAAGAGGAAACTAAATCGTCAAGCTAAAGAAGAAAGATGGAACTAAATGGATGATGAAAGAAGATATGTAAAAGGACCATGCCCATTCCCTGGGTGTGGTAGTTCAGATGCGTTTGTATCGTACAGCGATGGAGTAGGTCACTGCTTCAGCTGTGGTAAATCAAAGAAAGTGAAAGTTGAAATGGATGCCTATACACCTACCTCCTTTGTGGAGCTTACTAAATTCTCCGATATACCTTCTTATCGTAGCTATTCTATTACTTCTCGTGGTATCACTAAAGAAGTAGTTGATCACTTTGGTGTGAAGATGAGCGTGAGTGAAACTGGAATGCCAGAATCTCATTATTATCCGTACACAAAAGACGGTAAATTGGTTGCTTACAAAGAACGAAAACTACCTAAAAGTTTCCACGTTCATGGTAACTTTAAAGATGTAGACCTGTTTGGTCAGTCTTCCCCAGGGATTGGTAGAAAGAAAATCATTATCACTGAGGGAGAACTAGATACACTGGCAGTGGCTCAGTCTATGATAGATAACTCTGGAAAGATCTGGGGTTCTGTTGTGTCGATACCATCAGCAACTGGGCTAAGAACATTACTAGAGCAAAGGGAGTGGGTAAACCAGTTCCAAGAAATTGTTCTGTGTTTTGACCAAGATGATGCTGGTCAAGCTGCACTTGAAAAAGCTGCAAAGATGTTTGATGCTGGTAAAGTAAAGATTGTAAAGTTACCAGAAAAAGATGCCAGTGACACACTAATGAAACATGGACCTAAGATCTTAGACAATTGTATATGGAGAGCGCACACTTGGTCTCCTGCAGGTATTGTAACTGGTGAGGCTGTGTGGGATCAATTCAAAGAACGTCAAGATGTAGAGTCTGTTCCGTATCCAGATTGTCTTTCAGGTCTTAATGAAAAACTAAAAGGAATACGATATGGTGAGATTACTTTGTTTACCTCTGGCACTGGCAGTGGTAAGTCTACTGTCATTAAAGAGATTGTTCTTGACCTTCTTGCTAAGACAAGTGATAAGGTTGGACTCATTAGTCTGGAAGAAAGTGTTGGAGATACAGCCGAAAAGTTTATCTCCATGCAGCTTAGGCGTAACATCATGGATACTCCATCGACTGATGAGGATGAACTCCGTAGAGGATATGAAGCTGTGTTTGGTGACGAGCGACTGGTTCTCTTGGATCATCAAGGCTCCGTTGGGGACTCATCTCTTATCGAAAAGATTGAGTACATGGCCCTTATGGGTTGCAAGTACCTCGTTCTTGATCACATTACTATCGCGGTATCGGAAGGGTCTGAGGGACTATCTGGTAACGAAGCGATTGATAAAGTAATGTCTGACTTACTTAAAGTTGTAAAGAAACATAATGTGTGGTTGGGTCTTATCAGCCACCTACGTAAAGCCCAAGGGGGTAAGAGTTTTGAAGAAGGGAACATCGCATCTATCGATGATATCAAAGGCAGTGGCTCGATCAAGCAGATCTCGTTCGACATCATTGCCTTTTCACGAAACCTTGTCGCAGAGTCAGAGTCAGAACGAAACACAATCAAGTTCAAAGTACTCAAGTCTAGATTCACAGGGCTTACAGGACCTGCCGGAAGTGCTGCGTACAACAACAAGACAACAAGACTAGTAGCCGCAGGAGGTTTTGATGACTACTTTACAGTTTGAAATAACACTAATAGATAGTATGGGGAGTGACCTAGCAGTAGTAAATGCTGCTAGAGTCTCCTTTAATAAAAGATCTGAATATGAAACAATTGAAGTAGGTTATGATGAGGACAGTCCTCCTTGCGAACCTCACACTGTTAAGCGTTTAAATACTAAAGATAAAAAACTAATTAAATATTTAGCAGAGCATGGGCATTGGACACCCTTCAGTCAAGTACAATATCAAGTACGTATAAAGGCACCTATCTTTGTAGCAAGGCAATGGTTTAAACACATAGTAGGTATTACTCGTAATGAAGTATCACGAAGATATGTAGACACAACACCAGAGTTTTATGAACCAAAGTCATGGAGAGCAAGGCCTACTGACGGTGCTAAACAAGGGTCTAGTGGTGATGCTGAGTCTCAATACTTCCCTAATAAATACTTAAAAGAGATACACGAAAATGCTATCACATGCTACGAAAAGATGTTAGCTCAAGGTATTTGCCCTGAACAAGCACGTATGATTCTACCACAATCAATGATGACAGAGTGGGTAGAAACAGGATCACTGGCTGCTGCTGCTCGTATTTATAAACAACGAACAGACAGTCATGCCCAAGTAGAAATCCAAGAACTAGCCAATCAGTTTGGTGAGTGTATAGAAGGCATCGCCCCTATAAGCTGGGGGTGTTTAACATAACAGAAAGAGGATTGTATGAATCCATTCGATCAAATCTCAGAGTACCTAGTTGATAAAGTCTCAAGGGTTAATCCAAATAACCCTAAGGCAAACTCAGGTGGTGTACTTCTGAGATTGTATAAAGAATATAAAGAGGACATGCCGCGACTAGTTAATGTGGCTTTCCAAACAATACAAATGAGATTCACCTACGATACCTCAGATAGTCCTGCAGGGACTGCCCAGTTGACAGCTGTATCTACAGCAATAGGTCAACGTATTGCACGTGTAATTCAAAGGGAACCCCCTGGGTTACCCTGGAATATGCATGTTAGACTAGGTGATCTCTTCATAGAAGCGTTCTATAACTGTGGTTACATTGATATCTATTATCCTAAAACAAGGGATACTAGCTATATTGTGTCGGCTACAGCAAAGTGGATTGACTTAGCAGATATCCCTGAGGCCATGCTAAGGATAGCACTAAACCATACGGTTCTATCAAGACCAGAAAAGATCTCCAAGATCATTCAAGCAGACGGAGAACCTGTGATAAAAGAGTGGACTGAAGAGGACAACGCACAGTTTACACCTATGTTAGGAACACCTTGGATTACTTCTGTAGATAAACTTCAACGTACAGGCTGGAGAATTAACCAACGTGTATACGATGCTCTAATAGCTAACAAGGATTCATTCATATCATCAACACCTGTAGAGAATAACGATGCTAAAGAAATGAAACGAAGAAGTAAGCTAGTAGAGTGGGGGTTTATTACGACTAAGGCTAAGCTGCTATACGATCAAGACGTATTCTATCAGTATATGCAAGCAGATTACAGAGGACGACTATACTACTCAGAGTCTTTCTTAAACTACCAAGGCTCTGATCTAGCCCGTGGAATGATGACCTTTGCTAGGGGTAAGCCTATGACAGAGGACGGACTCTTCTGGCTAGCGGTTCATACTGCAAACAGCTTTAACCAAAGCTACAACATTGATGAAATCCCAGAGTGGTGTGAAGCTGACTATGTGAAATACCTAAAGGATGAAAACCTAGAGTCTATCAGTGTTGATAAGTTTACTCTTGAAGACAGAGTGCGCTGGACTAATGATAACATGGAAGTTATTATTGAGATGGGTAGAAAGTCTATTGTGGCAAACATAGCTGAAAAAGCTGTGTCATTTCTTTCCTGTTGCTTAGAATGGTTTGATTACCAACGAGCAGTCAAGGATAACAGAATCCACATAAGCCACCTCCCAGTGCCCGTAGACGGGTCTAACAATGGTTGGCAGCATCTAGGTGCTATTTCTAAAGACAGCCAGACAGGGAGGCTTGTAGGCCTGATTCCGGTAGATATACAGCATGACTTCTATGTGCAAACTGCTAAGCAGCTTTACCAGTTAACAACTGATGAAAGGCTCAAGGGTATACTAGATCAAATGCCAATGAAACATATCCGAAAGGGTATCTCTAAACGTGGCAGTATGACTAGAGCATACTCAGCTGGTGCAAAGAAGATCGCTGAAAATATGTTCTTTGATTGTAAGGCCGAAGACTTTCATGTGGAGTACGGGATTACTCAAGATGACTGTGATAAACTAGCCAAGCTGTTAATCAAGGCAATCAACATGGTCTGCCCTGGACCCCTCCACACTATGGCGTACCTACAAAAGCTAGCCCAGTATGAGATAGGTGAGTACGCAAAGTATGACAAGTATGGTAAACCCGCTGGTCCTGACTACAAACAACTAGTAAAAGATCAGAAGGCTTTGTACACTAAGAAAGATAAAAGTGATGAGGATATAGAACTTCTCAATGAACTTACAGTCACTCTTAGATCATACCAAAGCAAGCTTGTACACGGTAATGGTAGAAGTGAACTTAAATGGGTAACCCCATCAGGGTTTAATGTAGTCTATCAAAACTTTACTACAGCTACGAGAAAGTGTAGAGGTACTATAAGTGGATACAAGTCTGAATCTAAAGGACACAAGGGAGTAAACCATGTGGCAAGAGTACCTACGAAGACCCCCGATATTCGCGGATTTATGTGCGGGGTTAGCCCTAACTATATCCACAGCCAAGACGCAAGCCATATGGCCTTGGTTATTGAGGAATGGAATGGTGATTTCGGAGCAGTGCATGATTCCTTTAGTACTCATGCATGTGATGTCGAGTCACTATTAGCGAGGACTAAACAAAGCTTTATCGAAATGTATGATAAAGAAAATTACTACGACTTGATACAACAAAACATCATTACTGATGCTACTAACCTTGACGTAGAGCAACCAGAGCTAGGCGACCTAGACGTAACACAGATCTATGAGTCTGATTACTTCTTTGCCTAAGGAGAAACCAATGAGCGATAAAAAATCGTACAACTACTTGGCTCTACGTGGAGCACCAGTAGATGATATGGAGTATGTAGATACCTTTGGGCTAGACCCAGAGTCTGCATACTCAAATAAAATTAACGAAGACATGCTACAGTATAATTATAAACGAGCAGTAGAAGACGGTATGGAGCCTGAACAAGCTGCACAAATAAAGAAAGACGCTGAGCGTGACATCAGAGAGCTACTGGCTAAGAACGGTATGCTTAAATAAAAAAGCCCCTACTAGTTTCCTTAATTGGATTCTAGTAGGGGTATTTTTTTTTTATTCTAGTGATCGTAATATTGAAACACACCAAAGTTACCGTCTGCAATCTGCTTTTCTATTTCAGATTTGAGAGCAGCCTTATCTCTGTTAGTCTCTGCAATCATCTTATTAAGTCTGCCTTGCATGTTTAGTTCTTTACTAAACGCCTGAACAAAAGCCCTTATGTGTCGCACAGTAGGTTGTGCGGGTGGGCTTTTAGGGTTATAACCAACAGCAATCATAGCGTCTTCAATTCGCTTTGTAGCTTCCTCTACCTCTGGGTGTTTTTCAATAAGTTTATTATCCTTATCAACCACGGGGAGATCAAGCACCTTAGAAAGTTTATTCATAAGGTTTGAGCTTGTTGATTTTCCATCTTCTTTTGTTTGTTCTAAAAGATACCCAGCCATACTCCATTCGTTTTCTGTAAGAGCATCATTAGGGTCTCGTCCACTGTATCTTTCATTAAACTTAGATCTAAGATTGTTTAATGCATCAGAAGTCTTTTCAAGATATGACCACTGCATGTTTAAATCTAACCAGTTTTGATTGACCTCTTCAAGTACAACATCATATCCCATAGCATCAACCTTAAAGGCATCATAAATAGTATGAAGATATGGAGCACCACCAGAGGCTGCTTCAAGCCTAGACCAAGATTTCCCACTAGCTGTACGAATAACCGTAGCAGCATCTAGGGATTGAACAGGGGCTGGTACAGATCCACCATATGCCCTCTCTCCAGGGATACTTACATCATCCATAAGCCTTGGAGCAGCTGCAGTTAGTTCATCTCCAAAACGTCCTACCTTTCTTAAGCTATATTTACCATCAGACCAAACCTTGTAAGCATCTCCCTCAATGTATCCTGTAGTAGCAGAGCCACCAAGATTAAGAGAAGTCCCTGTAGGAGATTCAATAGTAAACAACTCATTAGAAAGAGCATGAAGCATAGCTGCTCCCCGCATAACATTACGGGACTGCAAGGCCCTCTTGTCAAGAACCTGAACAAGGGATGGTACATACTTAGCATGAAGTATTTCAACCAAGGCATCTCTTCCATCCTTAGTATCAGATGTAAGGGCTTCAACAGCTAATGCTACCTCATTATAGTTAGATCCTTCTGCTGCTTTTTCTTGTTCCATAAGATCTAAGTATTCACGAATGTCACGTTTAAAAGAATTCAACTCTTTTCCATAACCAAACGTCATAGTAGTGGCTTTATTTAATGCACGAATACTAAACACTTCAGTTGCAATGTTATGCAAGTAATCACCAACTTCACCTGTATGCCCATCAAATCCATCATCTAGATTAGCTAACAAAAGATTTGCTAACTCGTCACGTATGTCTTCATTATTATCAATGGTAGAAGTATTCTGACTTCTTAGCACACCTGTTCTTTGAGCAACAGACATAGATCCCATTTGCATACCATTAGATGCTAGACCATTGGTTTTACCATCCATATACGCATTAAAGAAAGAAGGAAACTGATAGTTACCGTCTGACCTACCTGCTAATTTATCCGAAGCAGCACGAGTCTTTACTTCATAATAATTTGCAAAGTCAATAAGACCATCAATATATGCTTGTCCATCTTCTCCTTGTTTCTTAATTGTTTCTAACAACTCTGGATCTAAATCAGAAGGTAGCTGTGGAATCTGTGGAAAATTTGGATCATTAACTGAAACCCCATCTTCAATAGCTTGAGATATTTCTTCAATCTTAGAATCAGAAACACCATCAACAGCAGCCCGTAAAGATATACCCCACTTAACTAGTTGTGGTGTAGCAATCTCTAACATGCTTTCTCTTTCTGATGGAAGTTTAGGCCCCGCCCCTTTTACAAGATGCATAGCGTACATCTGTCGAAGGTTACGTTCAATACGTCTTCCTGTTCCTGTCTTTGAATCTACCAACGAAGGCTTAGCATTACGAGTAACAAACCTAGCAGTCTTAGACGTTGTAGGGTCAAGGGTAGACTGTTGCGGAGCAATACGAGTATTAAATGCTTGAACATAATATGTAAGGTAATTAGCCCCCTTACGCTCTAAGGCAATACCGCGCAAGTCTTGAGCCAAATCATTTATTAAATTATTATATTCTTGTGTTGCGTTTGCAGCCTCTTGTTCTGTTGGGCTTCCTGTTTTAGCAGCAGCCTTAGCCAGAAACTTATTTAGTTTATCTTGACCAACATGATTTAGAGATGCATAAAGAGTATCAGGGGGTGCCTGTCCAAGTAACACAGGAAGTGCCGTAAGATATAGAATCTTAAGCCTACGAGGATCAACAACGTTGGCTACTTTATTTAGATTAGCCATTGCTTGATTAAGCTCTTGAGTTCCTGTAAGACGACCTGCCCTAGAAGACACTTTACGAGTAACCTTTTCTGCTTCACCTGTAAGTTTTACACCTGGGTTCTTTTGGGTTCTTACTTGTTTTCCAGGGAACATACGCTTACGTCTAGCTGTCCCTTGCTTTAGCATATCGGCACCGTGTTTTGTCAGAGTGAAATACACTTGACCGTCATTTGCTTTTTGTCTTACAAGAAAGTTCTTACCATCAACAGTTTTATTTGCTGCCCAGTATAACTCTTTTGCCATGTCCCCAAGAGCAATGGCTTCTTCTGCACTTATGTCTTGGTATTCATCTGTTGGTCTACCCTCTGCTTTATTACGCAACCTTTGGAACTCTCTGCTTATTCGTGTTCCTAAATCACGATTGGCTTTAGCTTTTGAAAAGGGTGTTGATTGGGCTATCTCTTCTTCTGTTACGTTTTGAACTTCACCATCATCATTGATAGCAGTTTCTCCAGGGTTTATATCAAGAGATGTTGGCTCACTAAATGAAAGTTGTGAAATAGTATCTTCAGCAACAACAGACATTGTTTGAAGGAAATCTCTTGTTGGTTTACCAGCATTTCTATCTACAGCATTAAGACGTTCTAAAACATTAAGAGCAACATTGTTTGTCGCTGCTTCTGTTAATCCAGCAATACCAAACAGCCCATTTGGAGGTTTACCGTTTTGTTCAATTTCAGCTTGAACTTGAGAAGCTGTACCACCATAAACACCATTAGACAAATTCCTAGCACGAGCCACAAGGCCACCGTCTGACATAGGCCCAGATGTTACATCTGAAGCAGCATCTTCTGCTATAACAGCATTAAAGAACCACTGACCTGAATCTTCTTCAGTGCGTTCATTAAGTGGCTTAACAATATTCTTTTTTGCTTCAGCCCGTTCTAGTTGTTTTTGATTAAGGCGTTTAGGGTTGGACTCTAACTCAGCAGTTGCAATAGCAGCAAGCTCAGGAGCTACAGGAGAACCTTCTGCTACAGCCTCTTGTACTTGTTCACCTACTTGCTCTGCTTGTTGTTCTACGTTGTCTTGTGTAGCCTCAGCCACAGGTTGTGCAGCAATCCTATCAAAAATACTTCCAGAAGTAGGAGAGACCGGAGCCTCCCCTTCTTTCTGTACCATATTAGGATCTACTTCAGGGGCTGCAGTTACCATAGTTTCTTGTAGTTTCTCTACAGCACTAGGAGTCCTGTTAATTATTTGACGTTTTGCCATTCTCTTCCCCTTTATAATCCCAATCGTATAAGTTTGAAAGTCTTTCAGCACCACCAACGATGCCGATAAACGGAACCAGCTTACTTGCTTGTTGAGCAGCGCCGCTAACATCACCAGTGCCGAGATTAGTTAATGTCTTTGCAACACGTTTGACTGTTCCTGCAGCAGGTGCTTCACCACTTACTGTATTCCAAGCCCACTCTAATGCGTTGTCAGACCTTTGTTCATACAAAGGAAAGAACTGATCAAAGACACGTTCTCCAACACCCATCAATCCAGAAGCACGTATACCACGTTGGACATACTCACCTGTATCAAGGTATGGATTACCAAGTGTCTTTAGCTCATCTTCATCCCTGTCTCCAAACTTAATTAAGTCTTTAAGATATTGAGATGCAAAGCCTAGCATAATCATTGTGCACATAACTGCAAAAGCATTGTACTTCATTGAAGGAGTACCACGCTTAACATACTCACCCCATAGTTTAGGAATGTGGTTAGCTGTAAATGTAGCAATGAATCCTTGGAACTGTGTAAACAAGGCAAACCTTGGGTCTTGGTAGATCATTGGTCTATTAGCTACAGTCGGCAATGCAACAGCATCATTAATAAAGTTAAACGCACCAGTTCTCATATTGGTTTCACGCTTTGCCTCTAACTCTGGAGACAAAAGCTCATTGGGGCCAGCCCTTTGATCTGCACGATAAACCTCTACAGCATCATCAACGTTTACACCGATGTTTCTCAAAGCCTCTTCTGCTTCTTGAACTTCATTAGTTTTAGGTGCACCAATTTCTCTAGCTTCAGATATAGTTTTTGTGTGATCAAACATATAATCAGCCGCAATAGACCCACGAATAGCGCGGGTCATGTTTGTCCAGCCTGTAAGACCTGTCATTTTAAAGAACAACTTATAGTACTTTTCATGCACTGGGTTCATTTCTGTAACACCAGTAACTGTGGCAGCACCAACGTCCCATTCATAATAACCAAGACTGCGTATTAGTTCTTGACCACGTGACTCGCTGGTCACCCCTGGATCTTTAAGAACAGCAGTGTTTCCTGCAAACCTAACAGCATCTGAAATAACCTTTGCTAGTTCCTTACCAAAAGACGCTAGGCTCGTGTCACCAGATGTAGCCCCTTTACGACCATATATTTGTTCTGCCGTAAGAGCACGACCTGCTAACGCAAGTTCTACAATAGAAGCTACTGTAGCAAGACCAAGGGTTGCTATTGTTGTAACAAACATAAGGTTCTTTTGGATTCCAATTGCTAACTTGCCATCTTTACTTGTTGGGCGTTTATAGTTTCCTGACTCAGCATCTAGAAAATCCTTAAGTCCCATAGCTATTTCATTTACTTTTTCTCTAGGAACACCTTCATTTTCCATCTGTTGCAATTGTGCTGCTAGGATTTCACCGTTCTTACCAATGTACTTACGATGTGTTACAAAACGTGCAGCAGACTTAGCAGCAGTAGACATGTTAGCAAAGATGTCTTGCTCCATAAACTCATTAAAGGCATCTTTTTCAGACAAACCAAGAGTTCTTTCTCTGTGTGCCGTAGGGACAATACCACCTTTAGTTACAGAAAAATCATCGTCAAGTAAACTAAGATCATTCATTTCAGGGTTATCTAAAATCTGATCAGTTAGGTCTTTAGCTTGAGTTACAGTAAGACCAGCCTCTTGTTGTAAGGCTGCTTCAAAACCTGCACGATTCTTTTTAACAGCTACCTTATCAAGAGATTTAAATCTTAAAAGATAGTTATCAATATAGCCAAGTTCTTTCCCTTTACCTTCACGTTTTACGTACTCATTCTGATCCCTGTGCATTGTATCAGACATTTCATTCATTTGAGAACCTAAAAGAATAAGGGCTTGCTTTTTATGTTCCGGCAAAGTCATGTTCTGAATTACAGAAGGATCAAATGTTTTTGTATCATTATTAATTGCACTGCGAAGAATAGAATATATTTCATTACTTATTTCTTTTCTTCTTGTAGCACT